GGAATTACTGCGACAGCCCTTCCTACCCAGGAAGGCTCCCCATTTGCCACTGCTGGCCCTACTAAGCAAAGGTACAGATTCATTTCTTTATCTCTGCACCTGCTACGAACCTCATTTCCTAGCCCGTTCCCGGAACTCAGGGAACTGAACCCTCTGCCAGAGGGACGGAGAAATGATTCTATCGGTGCCTCAATCGGGCATCGTGTTCTTAGCTCTTCGGGTAACACCGCAACAGCAGCAAACGGCTAATCATATGAGGAGGCTTTGTAAGCCCACCGAAGTGGTTAACCCGGCACTGACGAGAGAAGTCAGTCACCCTGTACCGGCTGGACCGGTCCCTACATATGAAAGGCGCCCCATCCTGGGCCCCGCGACGCCATTGCTGGCAAGGGCACCATGACTGCTCTGAAATTGCTCAAGTCGGGCACGCAAGCCGGCGAAAAGCATCCAGGGCACACAGCCTCCCCAAGTACCTCTCCGATTCATACTCAGTCGGAACCAAGTACGAAAGGGAGCGTCCATTACCCGGAACAACGGGGGTGCGCAGCTGACCGACAAAAGTCAGCGCGCGCCACATAGGTATCTTTCGATACCTATAGCTCCGACGTACCTCGCCTATAGAAGGCGAGAATACGTCCCTCTTCCTTCCTCCATCCCGACCGTATGACCATTGCCATGCAATAAAAGCCATTCGTTCGTCGGGATCCAAAGCTCTTCGTAAGCCAAGGATACCTTCACTTCGCTCCTGAGAATGATCGAGTGGCAAAGGTGTATGACACCTATGCCACATCTCTCGACCCCTGCTGAAAGCAGGGTAAGACTTAGGATGAAGTGAAAGCTGTGAAGGGAGGAAACCCCATTTCTTGCCGATTCGAGAATGAACGAAAGCATCCGTCCATTCGCGGGAACTTCGTACTGCGCTAGCAATATGAAGCATCCCTTTAAAATCGGTTTGAAAACCGCCTCTCCTCAAATGGCGTACCTCGCGCCATTTACCACCGCCGCTTAGAAAAGCAGTCGAGTTGACCTCGGCTACTACTTCGCTACGAATCGTCTTCTTGTCATTAAGCTTCCAACCGGAAGGATAAGACTCGGACGAAACGTAAGCATCTGAGCTTACCAGACAGTCGTCACCGTTTACTAGATAAGTGGCCTTATGGCCCCTCATCGCCCAACGGGCTGCAAGGTAAGACTGCAGACAAAGCAGCGGAAAAGAGAGGTAAGCTCCCATCATCTGTCCGTGGGTCACTTCGCCCTCGACCACGCCGTTCACCGTTACTAAGGGACGAAGCGACAAGTGAGCAAGCTCACGAATGCCGCCAGGTACCCGTTCACACTTACTAAGTAGTGATCCAAGGATGGCCTCTGTGGACTCGAGGGACAAATTATCAGTAGC